ATTATCAGTAACAGAAAAAGAGCTAGGTGGTATACCGAACTCAAGTGAAGATATAAAACAAGCTCACGCAGCCGCTATAGAAACATATGTAAATGAATTTGTAGGGCTTAAAGAAACAGGATACGGGGACGTATACTTTCAAAGAACGTTGGAAGATTGGGCGAAATTTAATATTAATAACAGAACAAAACATGATGCATCGATAAGTTCAGGCTTAGCATTAATGGCATGTAACAAACACCGATACACGCCAGGTCCTAAAAGAGAAAGGCCAATGCCCGTTGATTTAGGAATTAAAAAGTACGACAACAAAGGTTCAATATCAAAAATAATAAGTTAAATGAGTATATATACTAACACAAACAGCGCTTTCCCAAGTCAGGTAGTAAGTGACGCAGAGAAAGCAAGTTTGGAATATGGTACGCAGGTTGGGCAGGCTATTGAATATGAATGGTTTGGTCAAGGTCGAACTAATGGTAATAGATATTTAACTAGTTGGAATCAATTTCACCAATTAAGATTATATGCTCGAGGAGAGCAATCAATACAAAAGTATAAAGATGAACTGTCAATTAATGGCGATTTATCTTATTTAAACTTAGATTGGAAACCTGTACCTATATTATCTAAATTTGTAGATATAGTAGTTAATGGTATTTCAAATAAGTCTTATGATATAAAAGCATATGCGCAAGATCCTCAATCAATAAAGAAAAGAACAAGCTATGCTTCTATGCTCTACGAGGATATGGTTGCTAAAGAATATTTAGACAGCTTAAAGCAAACATTAGGAATTGATTTATATCAAACGCCTAACATTAATACAGTACCGGAATCTAAAGAAGAGCTTGAGCTTTATATGCAATTAAGCTATAAGCAATCAGTTGAAATAGCAGAAGAAGAAGCTATATCATCTGTGCTTGCCCAAAACAAATACGATCTTACTAGAAAGAGATTGAATATGGATTTAACGGTTTTAGGTATTGCTTGTGCTAAAACAGGGTTTAACACCGCGGAAGGATTGACTGTTGATTATGTTGACCCAGCTTATGTTGTTTACTCTTATACTGAAGACCCAAATTTTGACGATGTATATTACGTAGGTGAAGTAAAATCTATAACAATACCAGAACTCAAAAAAGAATTTCCTAATATTTCAGCAGAAGAGCTTGAAAGAATTCAAAAAATGCCAGGCAATAGCCAATACGTAACAGGCTGGGGTGGTTACGATAAGAACACTGTGCAAGTTTTATACTTTGAATACAAGACATATCATAATCAAGTATTTAAAATAAAACAAACAGAGCAAGGTTTAGAAAAAGCTTTAGAAAAACCAGACTCTTTTAATCCACCTGAAAATGATAATTTTGAAAGAGTGTCAAGATCTATTGAAGTGTTGTATACAGGAGCAAAAGTATTAGGTAATAATGATATGTTAAAATGGGGATTGGCAGAAAACATGTCAAGACCTAAAGCAGACACAACCAAGGTTGAAATGAATTATGCTTTGTGTGCGCCTAGAATGTATAAAGGAAGAATTGAATCTATTGTAAGCAAATGTATTGGCTTTGCAGATATGATTCAATTAACTCATTTAAAACTGCAACAAGTTTTATCTCGTATGGTACCAGACGGTGTATATTTAGATATGGACGGACTTGCAGAAGTTGATTTAGGTAATGGCACAAACTACAATCCCGCAGAAGCACTTAACATGTATTTTCAAACAGGTTCTATTGTAGGTAGATCACTCACACAAGACGGTGATATGAATGCCGGTAAAGTACCTATTCAAGAACTTAATAGTTCAAGTGGTCAGGCAAAAATAGGAGCGCTTATACAAACGTATCAATACTATTTACAAATGATACGAGATGTGACCGGGTTGAATGAAGCAAGAGACGGAACTGCAATGGATAAGAACTCACTTGTAGGGCTGCAAAAGATGGCCGCTAACGCATCCAATGTTGCTACTAGACATATTAATCAGTCTAGTCTTTATTTAACGCTTAAACTAGCTGAAAACATTGCTCTTAAAATATCAGATGCTTTAGAATTTCCGCTTACAAGAAGTGCATTAGAAAAATCTATATCGGTGTTTAATACTGAAACTTTAGATGAAGTTGGTAATTTAAACCTTCACGATTTTGGAATATTTTTAGAATTAGAACCAGATGATGAAGAGTTAGCACAGCTTGAAGCAAACATACAAGTATCGTTACAGCAAGGTAGTTTAAATTTAGAAGATGCTATAGATTTAAGACAAATAAAAAATCTTAAGTTAGCAAATCAAATGCTTAAAATAAAGCGCAAAGCAAAAGCTAAACAAGATCAAGCTAATCAACAAGCTAACATTGCGGCTCAAGGGCAAGCTCAAGCAGATACTGCAGAAAAAACAGCTATGGCTGAAGTGCAAAAGCAAGAAGCTATAATGGGCGCTAATGTACAATTTGAGCAATCAAAAAATCAAATGGAAATACAACGCATGGAAATAGCAGCGCAATTAGAAGCGCAAAAAATGCAAACAAAATTCCAGTACGATATGCAGCTTAAACAATTAGATGTTCAAACAGTGCAGCAAAAAGAAAGCGAAATTGAAGATCGTAAAGATAATCGTAGCAAAATGGAAGCTACACAACAAAGTGAATTGATAAGCCAAAGAAAAAACGACGGTTTGCCAATAGATTTTGAAAGTCAGTCCGAACAAGGAATGCAAGCTTTCATGTAGAAAGCATTAACTATTTAATTATATTATATTATGTCAGAAGTAAAAACAAATGAACCTGTTAAACAGGAAGGTGAGTTTAAAATTAAAAAGAAAACTCCAAAAAAATTAACTCAGCAAAGCGATGAACCAATTAAAGTTAACATAAAAGAACCTTTAATTAAAGTAGAGCCTGAAGTAACTAAAGTAGTAATACCTAAACAAGAAGAAGATGCCATTCAAATCGGAGAAACAGAGAAGATATCTGTGGAAGAACCATCCGGAGATAGCGCAAAGGTGGGAGAACCTGTACAAGAGTCCAACGAGGATGCTGAAGGGTTTTCTCCAATCAAAGAAGTCGAAGTAAAAAAAGTAGAGGCAGAAGTTAAAGAAGCTATAAGAGATGAGAAAGTATTAGGCAAACAATTGCCAGAAAATATTGAAAAGCTTGTTTCTTTTATGGAAGATACAGGCGGGACAATAGAGGACTATGCAAGACTGAATGCTGACTACTCAAAAGTAGACGATGTTACCCTATTAAAGGAATATTACAAAAAAGAAAAACCTTATTTAGAAGGTGAAGATATAGATCTCATTTTAGAAGACTTTGTTTATGACGAAGACATTGATGAGGAAAAAGATATGCGCAAAAAGAAAATTGCGTTTAAAGAAGAAGTTGCAAAAGCCAAAAGCTATTTAGAAGAAACCAAGAGTAAATATTATGACGAAATCAAGTTGAGATCGAACACTACTCAGGACCAACAAAAAGCTATGGACTTTTTTAACCGATATAACAAGCAGCAAGAACAAGCTGAGCAACAACATGCACAATTTCAAAAAAGTACTAAAAATCTTTTTAGCAATGATTTCGAAGGTTTCGATATTAAAGTTGGCGAAAAGAACTATAAGTACAATATTCAAAATCGTGATAAAGTTGCAGAAAACCAATCAAACATTAATAATCTTGTTGGGAAGTTCCTAGACGCCGATGGCAATGTTACAGATACGAAAGGTTATCACAAAGCTATGTATGCCGCTGAAAATGTAGATAAGATTGCCGCTCATTTTTATGAGCAAGGAAAAGCTGATGCTGTAAAAGATGTTGTAAACAGTTCAAAAAACTTAAGTGAAACTAAAGCTAGATCCACTCAAGGAGAAGTGTTTATAAATGGATTAAAGGTTAAAGCAATTTCAGGTGCTGATTCTACAAAACTTAAAATTAAAAAAAGAACATTTAACTAAAAAAACAAACAATTATGAGTTTAACTCCTCAATTTGGTAGTTTAATACCGTCGCAAAGTCAACAATTGCTTCCAAACAACTACCTACAATTTAACAATGGGCAAAACGATTTTGCTCAACAATATCTCCCTGAGATATACGAAGCTGAAGTAGAGCGTTATGGAAACAGAACGTTATCTGGCTTCTTAAGAATGGTTGGCGCTGAAATGCCAATGACATCTGATCAAGTAATTTGGTCTGAACAGAATAGATTACACATATCATACCAAGGATTTGCTATTGGAGGTGATGGTTCTGGAGTAGGTGCATCAAATAAAATTACATTAGCTGCTAACGTAAACAACGTAGTGTCAGTAAATGATACAGTTGTATTATTAAATCCTGCAACAGGAGCTGAAGCTAAGTGTTTAGTTACAGGAAGTGATACAACTGCTGGAGCTGGAACTTTAGATGTAGTGCCTTTTTCTAGTGCTGTTGGTCTTGTAAATGCTGGATTTATGGCTGCACCAATTGCTGCTGGAACAGAAGTAAAATTATTTGTTTACGGATCTGCTTACGCTAAAGGCTCTACTATTGGAGCAAGCGGAGGAGCTGGAGTACAGCCTCTTAATGGATCAAGAGTTTCTGTAGATCCTTCTTTCACACAATATTCTAATTCACCAATAATCATTAGAGATCAGTTTGTAATAAACGGATCTGATATGGCTCAAATTGGATGGGTAGAAGTTGCGACTGAA